GGCTTCACCGGGCGGGGTGCCCTCATCGGCGGGTGCAAAGACCGGGCGGCGGGCAAAACGGGTCAGCAAGTTAATCATTGGTATCTCCAATCAGGGTGTTCAGTTCAGCGATGGTCAGCCCCGCCATGGCGGCCAGTTGCAGGGCAAGGTCGCGGCGGCCAGCCTCGTAGGCCAGCCGCTGCACGGGATCGAGTTTTTCAACATCGGTCAGCTGCATGATGCCGCCCATGTTGATCAGATCGGCCATCAAGGCAGGATCGCGCCGCCCTTCACGGTTCCAACGGCGCGACAACTCGCCCGCGCCTTTGGTGTCGGCGAACAGGCCAACGCTAAAGACGGTCGCGATGCGATCCCAGATACGGATCATTGCTCGGCATCCGGCGTTGTTACATCTGGTTCGACGAGTGCAGATTGAACTGCTTCCGCCCTTCGATCCGCCTTCCGAAGTGTCTTTTTACGCACATATGGAAGGTCGCCGAAGCCGCTTACGCTGTAGCCAATCAGTTGGGCGAATTGCTCCCTATCTGCGCGCGAAATGTTGGGCAGAACCGCTAGGTCGTTCATAGTTAGCCCGCCGTGATCCAGCAGGTGGGTGACGAGCGCGTTTTTCCTAAACCGCAAAACCTTGCCGACAAATTCTACGGGCTGCATCGGTTGCTTGCTCATTTCTGCGCCCCTTGTGCTTCAGCGGTAGCCATCTGGGCTTGCGCGCCGGCCACATCCTTCATCATGCCAGCGCCCTGCTCTGCCATCTGCATGGCCTGCGCAGCCTGTTGGGCCTGCTGACGCTGTTGCGCGATCTGGTCTGCCTCTTCGCGCGATCGAAACATCCGGGCGGGGGCACCACGGGCATCTGCCAGCACTTCGATCAGGCCGTCTTCATCGATCCGATCGGCCAGACGCGGCTTCACTTGGATCAGCGGTGCAATGTCTTGGATGACGCGCAGCGCGGCGTTGCCCTCGACAGACCGCTGGGCGGCAGCGGCGGCCGACAGATATTCGATATCCAGCGCGACGCCCTGCATTTCCTTCGGCGGTGGCGGCAGCTGGCCCGCGCGCCACAGGATGCCAAAGCGCCGATCGATCTTAGGCGCGATGTATTCCTCCTGCACGCGGCCCTGGTGCGGGGCCCAAAGGCGCTGGCGCTCTTCGGTGATTGCCATGACTTCGGTCGCCGTCATGCCGGTGCGGCCCGACAAGTTCATCAGCGAGTAATGGAAGGCATCGCGAATTTCTTCCATCTTCTGCTGCTTTTCCTGCAGCGTCAGGCTGAAACCGCCCCCCAATTCCAGCGGGCGCAGCATTTGCTGGCCCTGCATATTTAGACCGCCATAGACCACGGCGCCCGTGCGCACCCGTCCGTTCAGCGGCCAATCCTGCCGATCGGGGGCCAGCAAGGTCGGGTCAGCCTCTCGCTGGGCCCGGCGCAGGCTGGCGTCTTCCATGCGGTTGTGCACCCGCGCCGACGCCAGCGCGATAAAGCCGGGGCCAACGCCATAGGTGTGGCCCGTGTCCACCTCCCACCGCGCCATCGAAAATGGCATTTCGTCATAGCCGCGCACGCGCAATAGGCTGCGGTCAATCTCGCAGGTGTAGCGGGACAGCCAGCGTTTGCCGCGCGGGCCAAGAAATCCGCCACGGAAGTCTTCGTTGCGCAGCACATGGTGGAAAAACACGATCAGCGTCTGATCGCCCTTTTCCGCAAGGTCGACCAGCTTGGCGGGCAGCGCCTCGCCTTTGAACATGCGAACAGCGGCGGCCGGTTTCAGGCGGAAGCGGCGAACGATTTCACACACGCGGCCAAATCCATCAATATCCGCGACGATTTCGGACAGCGAAATCGTTACATCCATGATCTTCGTTTCGGCCACGACCAGCTCGTCATACTGGACGCCGTTGCCAAAGCTGGCCAGGTCGCCAAACAACTGGCTGGCGGCGGAATAGAACGGGCTGGTCTGCGGCATGAAGCTGGCCAGCACCCGATCCGTCACTAAGTCCATCCACGCCTTCGCGGGCTTCCAGGCATTCAGGTCGGGGTCGTTGGTGCGAAATCCGAACCATCTGTTTGCCGGGTTGGTCAGGGTGCCGTAAAGACCAGCCGAGAAATTCGACTGTGCCAGGATCGGCGCCGAAGACAGCGGCTTTTCCAGCGTGCGATCGGTCGGGTTGTCAGACCCGAAACCGCCACGCTGCGGCCGCATGAGGCGCGCAATGTCGCCCCACATCTGTTCGTGCTGGCTGCGGGCGGATTTCAACTCGCTCCAGCGGCGCTCGGCCTCGGAAAATTCGGCCGATTGCTCCATGATCGGGGCAAGCAGGCTCATGCTGCCACCCCGCCCATGGTGGGCGTGGACGGGATGCCGCGGGCGCTGGTCAGCACATCGGCGGCAGCACCGGCCCGACGCTTGCGCAGACGCGCCTCGATGTCAGCCTGCGACTGCGCCTGCTGGTTGTCATAGGCAGCAACCTTCAGCGGGGTCGCCTTAGGCATTTTAGGGATACACATGATTAACTCCTTTTTGCGGGGGAAAGGGCGGGGGAAATCCAGGCGAATTGACGAAAGGTCACGGTGCCGGTCAGCCCAAATCCGGGCATGTCGCATTCCGGGTGAAAGCCCAAAGCGGTCAGCAGGCGCGATGCGGTTGGATGATCGGCCCAGGCGCGCGCCTCGATGCGGTGAATGCCACGGTCGGCGCAGAATTCGGGCATGTGGTTGCGGATGGTCAAAGCCAGCTCGGCCAATGGCCGACGGAAAGCGATGTGGTCGCGGGCCAATAGCGCCGCGCCTGCCACGCCCTTTTGGCCCGTGTTGCCCAGGGCGAATAACGCAAACGGCCGACCGCGGCTGACGGCGACATAAGACGCCTCGCGATAGGCCTCCATTGCTCGCCATTCAGCGAACAAGGCAAGCGAGGTGGCAGACGCGCCCCGCGTCAGCTCGGCCTCCAGCTGATCAGCCGGATCAAGACGCGACAGCACCGCCATCGCCGCCAAGTCATCGAAGGGGCGCGCCTCGATCATTGCGCGCCCGCCGGCTTCTCTGGACCAAGCCCAGCATTGAGATCGGCAAGCATATCGCTGGCAGACGAGTAGGCCGCAATCGGCTCAGATTGCATGCTGGGATGTGATGCCGCGATACAAATGATCCAGCCAGCATTCGGCACACGTTGCAGAATGAGCCTGTCGTCGGCTTTTATGGGTGGAAGCGCCATTATTGCATCCCCAATGCGGATTTATACATTTCAAGGACGGCGTCCTCCTCGGCGATATCGTCGGGCTTGCGCTTGCGCAGGGCGATGACCTTGCGCATGACCTTGGTGTCGTAGCCCCGGCCCTTTGCCTCGGCGAACAAATCTTTCTCTTGCTCTGCGATGTCGCGCTTTTCAGCTTCAAGCTGCTCGGCGCGCTCGATGAACTGGCGCAGCTCATCCGCCGTGACGGCGTAGGAGTTGGAAAGGTCGGTCATTACGCAGCCTCCGCCATCAGCTTGCGTGCGACGTTCATGCACCAATCAAGCGCGGCGCGGTGCAGGCCGTATTGCGAAACGGCCACGACACCAGCCAAGCCAATTGCCGCCTGGTCGCCCTCATGAATTTGCGCGCCTTGCGCTTTCAGATAGGCGATGCAGTCAGCATCGATGGTGGCGCCAGCGGTGCGGCGGCCCACCTCGTTCATCAGCTGCTCCAGATCGCGCAGATAGGCGGCCTTTTGGTCGCGTTCTGCCTGCGCGGTACCTTCAGCTGCTGCTGCAGCGTCGGCTTCGGTAGCGGCGATGGCATCGGCCTGCGCGTCGGCTTCTGCCTTGGCAGCGGCGATCGAAGCCGCCAGCTCCTCGGCATCCAGCGCATCCAGAGTTTCGGTCAGGTCGGCGCCAGCGTCCACACCCGCATCAGCCGCCGCATTCGGCGCAATCTGGCCGGAAAGATCAGCAGGGGCATCAGCCGCAGCCACTTCGATATCGGCGGCGGCTGCGGTTTCATCGGCCGCCGGGGCCACTGCATCGGCCACAGGGGCTTCGGCATCGACCGCTACAACGGTTTCTTCGGGCGCAGCCTCGGTCACTTCGGCTGCAACAGGATCCAGCGGCAGGGCCTCGGCCGTGGTGCTGGTCTGGGTGGTTCGCGTTGCCATGGGGTTCTCCTATTGGCGAGGGAAAATCGTTGGTGAGTTAGGCGGCCCGCGGCGGGACAATTTCCCAATCTTCAGCGAGCACATCGGTCTGGCTTGCCAACCAAGGCACAACCTTTTCGTCGGCGGTTTTCATGTCGATGTGGGGGCAATAGGTCACGACCGTGCCTTCACCCATGATCGAAAGCAGGGGTTCGCGGTTAACCACGAAGTTGCTGCCGTTGACCAAGAACAGGAACATGCCTTTGCCGTTCCATCCGGCGCGCGCGACGCGCTGTCCATCTTTCAACGCTGCGATTGCTTTGCCAAAATCCATATCAATCTCCATAGGGGCTAAGAACGTCGTATCCGGTGACCAACCCACCGGCAGGTTCGCTCGATCGGCCCATGCTTGGGCCGCCGTTGTGTCCCATCAGGGCAGACTTGCCGTCGGGGAAGCTGTTGTCGGAAAGACCGTTGACGCGGTGTTTGGACAGCAGGGCGTATTGCAGCCCGTCCATCACGTTGGCCTCGGTCAGCCGCTTGTCGGGGACTTTGCGCTTGTCGCCGCTGGCATCGACCTCATCGGTCCAGACATAGCGGGCCTCAAAGCCACGGATCAGGAACTTGCACGACGGGTCGATCAGCAGGCCCGGCTTGCCGCCGTGCATCAGCTCCAGCGCGGCGCGCACCGCTTCCAGACGCGGCTGCAACCGGTTGGTGCCGACGCGCTGCGGGCGAATGCGAATGCCTGCGGCCTTGGCGACCAGCCGGTTCCATGTGTCATTTTCGGTGGCGGCTTGGCTGGCACCATGCTCGCCCGCCATATCGCCCCAGCCGCCTTCGACCTTGTGGTTCGGAAAGCGGGTTTCCAGCAGGTTTGACAGGCGTCGGCCAAATTCGGCGGCCATCAGGCGTTCGGCGGGATAGTGCAGCTCTGCCAATGCCTGCCAGTGGAAGGGGTCCAGGAACTGCAACACCACGGCGGCGCCCTTGAAGCCCTGGTCAAGCCCGATGATCAGCGGCACGCCCGGCTCTGGCACAATGGTCGCGTCCGCGACGTGGATGCGCCGGCTGAATTCGCGGCTGAACACCGGTTGGCCAGCGCGCAGATAGACGATTTTGTTGTAAACGAGCCGCTCCAGCTGGTCGCCTTTGCCTGCCAGCCGCAGGGCTGCGATCTGGCGCGGGTAATAGCTGGCCGACAAGTTCTGCAGGTTCTCGCAACCGGGCTGGCCATAGCCGGGCTGATTGTAAAATTCGATCCGCACCCGCTTGGCGGCCGCGACGCCCTTTTCCTTCGCCGCATCGGCAATGGCTTGGGTCATCAGCTCGGCCATTTTGCGGCGTTCGTCGGCGTCGTGGAAGACGGTGAACGTCCAGTTGTCCTCGTCTGGTGCGTTGAAGTCACAGACGATCTGGCCGTAGCCCTGCAACTCCGGCGGATAGCCCGCGAAATGCCGCAGCCCCGGCCAGCGGTCGATCCGGCCAATGCCGACTGACAGCGCATCGACGGGCATCGTGTCGGCTTCGTTCAGCCAGATATCCGTGGTCTGCACACCGCGCATCGAGGCGATGATGTCATCGCCAAAGGCCATGAACTCGACGGTGAATTCGATCGGGCCTTCGCCATCATCAAACATGATGACGTGCTTCACCGGTGCACCGCGACCACCGGACCAGTCGCCAAGGTTCTTCGGGAAGGTTTCAAGGTAGGACGGGATCGTTGTCGCCCAGATCTGGCGGTAGGTTTCGCGGATCGCCAGCAGCTTGTAACGCCGCACCCCATCGATCGTGGATCTGGGCATCATCACAGCCCGCCGCAGCCGCGATTTCAGCAGGGTCGTGGTTTTGCCAGACCCAACCGGACCTTGAATGCCCACGATGTCGCCATCATCCCAAAAGAACGCGGCAGAGATCGGACCAGGGAAATCGCCGCTTTCGATATTGGGAAGCTTGCCATCGCTGCGCCCGCCGTCTAGGGTCGCGATAGCCTCGGCCGCACCCATGT